CTTGTTCAATGCCAGGATCATCCGTGCGTGGTGACGCAATGTTGTTCATGTATTTCCTTTGTAGAAAGGTAGCCCCATTGCTGGGGCTACAGGGTTACTTGCTGGTATCGATCCAAATGGTTGCCCAGATGGTTACCATAATCCCCATGATCAGGCGAACAGGCTGCTGGATGGCTTCTTCGCACCACCGGCTGCACCAGCACGCGGAGCACCTGCCGTACCAGTAGCACCGGCTGCAGCACCCTTGGCCTTGTTGCGGGTGTTGCCCTTCCACTTGGCTTCCCAAGTGTCAGCAAAGGCTGCTTCCGTTGCCTGGGCACGGATCTCGGCGGTGGTCATGCGGTCGCTGGCACGGAACAGCTTGTCGATCTCGTTCTCGTCACGGGTTTCGCCCGTGGGAACGTAGATGTTCTGGTCGTTCTTTGCCGTCTTGTCCACGGTCTGCTTGAGCAGGCCGATCAGGACTTCCTTGCCCAGCAGATCCGTCAGGACATCGACCTTGGTAGGCACTTCGGCTTTGGCCTCGAAGCTGTACAGCTTGATGACCTTGCTCTCGGTGTCCATCTCGGAGACTTCCTTGCCGGTGGTAAGCAAGCACAGCGCGTTGGCGTGGTTGAAGCCAGGGAGGAAGTGCTTTTCGCCGTCTTTCTCGTAGTAGTTCTTGGCACCTTTGGCGGTACCCGAGGTCATCCACAGGGTTTGACGGACTTCACGGTTGTCTGCCGACTTCAGCGACAGGACCATACCCAGTGCACCACCGGCAGACTTGTTCAGGTGAGCCATGGCCACGGTGAACGGGTACAGGCCCGATTCCAGTGGGGAATTACCACCAACCGAATCGGTTTCCTGGGCGATGGATGCATCAGATGCGAGGGATTTCAGGAGGGACATTTGTTTTTTCCTTGGGAAAGTTTGTTGGTGAAAGCTGTCAGTTACTCAGCGTAATATGCGCCGAGCTTATTGAGTACAAGTTGCATGTTGTTGTCGATGAAAGTTTCCTTGTTATCGAACAACCCGAGTGGCCCACGCAACCGTTCGTTGACGGTATCTCGCGTGAGTTTGCATTGGAATACATACTTGAATCCCAGTGCTTCTTCTTCAGGAGTGACGGTCAGCAAGTCTGACTTGTACTCCTTCAATACCTTCAATTGCACCTTCTTGGATGCAATCACGACAGAGAAATAAGACTCTATGCCGTTGCTCTTCAGTGAGCCTTTGACAGGCACCTTGGTTTCCATCAGCATCTCGGACTCGTTCAGAGTATCTGCTGTATGGGCGGTGAATATCACGCTCTTGGATGACTTGGCAACATACTGTTGCATCAGCACCTTGAAGTATTGAGCGAACTGGCCCCAAGCCTGCATACCGTTGGTAGCAGTCAGGACGTAGACAGACTCATACATGTCGAGCAGATAGGTCAGGCTATCCACCACAATCGTGTGGATCTCTGGCATGTTCTCGGCTGCGTCAAATGCCTCGTTGATCTGCAGCGGGTCAGTGATGACAAACTGCTTGAACTTGGACTTGAACGGCAGGCGTTTGCCAGCCTCACAGTTCAGGTACATGACCCCTTCGGGTTTGTCCAACTGCATCAGCGATGCTGATTTGCCGGTTGCTGATTTACCTACCAGCAGTACCAGATGGTCATTGATATTTGTCGTCATTCGTTTCCTTGTTTGATCGAAGAAGTGCCCCGGAGGGCACAACCTGATTAGCGTTTGGAGATGGTCTTGGCCACAGTAATCATGATGGTGGTCATGATCTCAGCCTCAGTCAGCTTGTCTGCAATCTTCTCGTTCAGCGATACCACCCGTGAGCGGATACCGTCGAAATCAAATCCAGCATCCAAGAGGATCATGGCGTAGCGCAACAACAGGTTATTGCGGTTGCCATCTCCTATGTTGTTGATAACCCAGCGTTCCAGGTTGTCCATCGAGCTCTGCGTGTCCATCAACTGCTTGCGCTCTTCGTTCTTACTGGTTTTGGGAATGAAGGGCAGGGCATCCAACAGATCACCATCGTTGTACTCATAGTGCCCATCGTTGGACAGCCACTTGCGAGCACGCTGATTGGTGGCAGTATCCACATCGAACGGAAGCCAGCTATAAATACTGGCCATGAACTCCTTGTAATCCCTGGCATCCAGGCTCAACTCGTAATTCATGGGGAAGATAACGCGGAAACGATTATCTTCATCGGTGTTCCGTTTTGTCGTATACAACAAGAACTTGTAGCCCTTAAGTAACAACTTCGCGGTGCTGATATTAACCCCACCATCGACATCCACCACTGCCAGGTTGAAACCCGGTATGCAGTTTTCCTCGTTACGGTAACCACCATTGAGATGGTGCGCTACCCAATGCATACCCTTGGCCTGAGTCAGCTTGTGAAGCTGGTCAAACGGTGCGTACTCATTGATGTAATCGGTGGTCATGTCGTTGCTGTAACTGATGACCATCTTGTCCAGGTCAGTCACCTTGAGGGTTTCACCCCGCAAGAACTCGATACCATCAGCGAAAGATTTCTTGATGATGATGTTGTTCTTGTAGCCGTAGGCAATTGCCAGTGACAGCATCTCTGCCTTCTGGCCTTGAGCTCCACGGTAGAAAGGCAAGTCTTCCACCATGTCTGCCTGCGTGATGTCACGCTTGACGGTGGCAACGTACTTGGCCAGCTTGACGTAGTTGCGGTCCCTGGTAAGCAAGCGACCAAAGGCATCTCCCGATGCTTCTGCCAGTTTGATGGCGTGGTACAGGTGCTTCTCGGTCAACTCCGGGGAGTCATCGATGAAGGCGTAGGCACCGGCCAGCTTCAATGCTTTGAAGTAGCGGTGTGAAAGCTCTGCCTTCTTGATTTCCTCGTACTCGGTCAGCTTAAGGGCATCCTTTTCGCACTTGATCTTGTACTCAATGAGCAGCAGGCTGGTTTCCTTGCTGATCACCAGACGCTTGTTGACGTTGATGATGTCAGCCAGTGCTTCCAGGCTATCTGCCAGGGTTTCCAGGTAGACGTTGCTGTCCTTGTTGGTCAACATCTGGTACACCTCTTCAGGTGTCTGGTTGTTGTCTCCTTGGGCATGTGCGCTGTAGCCGAAGAAGCAGCGTCGTGCATAGCCTGTCTCCAGCATGGAGTACAGTTCTTCCTCGGTCTTGCCACCATTGAGCAAGCTCGCTGGCGTACCGAACAGCATCATGTTGGAAGGGGTCTTGCCAACAATTTCCTCTGTACGCACGTTCTCAGCAGTGCTGAGTTTGAGCTTGTCTTCAACCAAGCCAACGTCATACAGTTCCAGGAATACACCCAGAGCATCTTTTGCAGCAGCGAGGTTCAGACCAATCTCGTCAACCTGCAAGTTCAAGCTACCCGCATCACACATCAGCAGCTTGTGGCGCAGACGTTTGATGGCTGGTACCGTAGCTTCATTGAAGCTGAACATCAGGGGACCGATACCATCGAACTCCTTCTGCACACGGATCAGTTCCTCATCTGGATCCACGCTCTTGCGTGCAGCCCGTTTGATGGCCAGCTTGGGCAGGTTCTGCTCGGCAAGCACATGGAAGGTTTCTTCCATAAATCGCTGACGGAATTGATGCAGTACCTGATTCTTGATGATGTTGGTCGAGTGGCCTTTGCCCGAACCAGAGGTACTGAGGTTCAGGGCGAACATGTTTACAGGGAGGTCACCCCTGTCGTGTGTGGCGATGGTGCAGCGCATGGTAGAAGCCACCACACTGAAGTAATACCCTACCAGTACCCGAAAGAACAGGGGGTTATCGTTCTGTACCTTGGCGCACAGGATCTTCACCAACTTCTCTGAAGTCGGGTGATATTCCATTTGGTCAAATGAAAGCATTGTTTTCCTTGGTTAAAGAACCAGATCACCTTGAGAGATCAAGGCATCTTTTTGGCTGCACAGGGAGAAGGCACTGCAGTATTTGCAAGCCATTACCTGTCCAGGTTTTTCCAGCACAATGCCCTTACCACCTTCTTCAGCCAGCCTGATATAGGCTTCCTGTTTGGTGTCATAGTTCTTGGTGCTGCGAACTGACTTCTCCGGGTTCTTGTAGTACTTGAACACCGGGTCACTGCGCCACAGATCTTCATCCGTGCACAGTGGGATAGAACTCTCAGGGGAGTCCCAATGCATGTCGATCTGCATCAGCTTGCGAGTTACGAACAGATCAGTTTCGGCCACTGATTTCAGCGGCAGAATCTTTTGTTGGATCCTGTTAGGCGGGTAGTTGGCTTCAGACCGTGCGCGGGCTGCAGACCAATCAGTGAATATGAATTGGATGGCCATCTCAT